CGACGAGCGGGGGCGCGGGGGGGGGGGCGGGGGGGGGGGCCGTTCTTGAAAGGAGCTTGACTTTATATGTATGCACAAGGCGCGGGTACAGGCGGAACACCGAATGCCATAAACGGAAAGAAAAAACAAAATAATAGTTTACTTATTCAGGGTCAAAACGGAAATTATTTGCAAACAGGTCCTACGTCTGGATTAAGTTATATAGATCAACTAAAAAAAAGTTTATTGGATTACAAGCCAACCGCTGATGCTATTTCTGAGGCAAAAAAAGCCGAATCCGGGACAAGCGACACTGGCAACCCCGGCAGCGGAGGCGGCTCCTCGTCTTCTGCGGCAAATTATTACGCCGCCATGCTTGCCCAGGTGCAGGCGGCACAGGATGCGGCGGCGCGGCGTGCGGAAGAATTGGCGCGGCAAAAACAGGAGGCGGCGCAGGCCGCCTATGACAAAAACATGGGATACCTGAACGAGGCATATGCAAACCGCAGCAATTTGCTTCAGCAGAACTACAACGATGCTTTGGCACAGCTGCAGGCCAGTTATGACAGCGGAGCGCGCGGGGTGAACCAGAACGCCGACAGCGCCCAGCAGCAGGCGTATATCAACTATATGATGAGCAAGCGCGACCTTCCCCAGGCGCTGGTGGCGCAGGGGCTGACGGGGGGCATGTCGGAAAGTGCGCTGGCGGGCATGTACAATTCATACGGAAACAACCGAAACACGATTGACCGTGGCCGGAACGACAGTTTGGCAACGCTGCTGGACACATTGAACAGCAATAAATCCACCGCGCTGCAAAACTATAACAACCAGCTTTCTGCGGATGACCAGCAGAAGATGGCGTATCAATTGCAGTTGGAGCAGGCGCTTGCAAACCAAAGTGCGGAAATTCTGCAAAATAAATATGACACATTGCAAAATTTGGACAATACCTACACGCAGCAGATGCTTGCTTTACAGCAGGCACAGGCCGAGGCCGCAGCAAAGGCGGCAAGCCGCAGCTATTCGTCCGGTGGCGGGAATAGCAGTGTAAGCACGTCGCAAGGCGATACAGACATTACAAAAACACCCGCATATAAAAGGGCGCTTTCGCTTTATCAAACAGCAGGAGTAACCCCACAAGTGGTGTATGATGACTTGGTTGCCGGCGGTGCAAGCCAAACCACAATCGATCAGATTTTAGCAGCTCTTGGACTTTAAACGACAGGAGGCACACAATGGCCTATCAATCAAAATTTATGCGCGAGCAATTTGAAACTCAAAACGAATCCAATAAAAATGGTGAGCAGTATCAGTCGCGTTTTATGCAGCAAATGTCGGCGCGCTCTTACCAGACACCGGGAGCTTTGCCGACACAGACAATTGGGCAGGCAAGCGCATATCGAGATTTTTTGCGCTCCATAGGAAAAGAAAGCACTCTTGTTCCATACCGTGGCACCTCAGGAGATTCTCCGGAAAATGAGTGGAAAGGTTTTGGCGTAAATGATCCGGATAAAACGGATTGGAAAGAAAACGCTCCTGCAAATCTTGTGGATTTGATAAAAATGCAATACGATAATCCGCCCAATCGAACAGGATTCGCGGCGGGTTCGGTTTCTGGAGCAAGTGCGCCAACGAATGATGAATTGATCGCGTTTCGCACAGAACTTTCCAATTCGCCGGATATTGCGATGCGATATCGTTGGGCAAATGCGTCGGACGAAGATGTGGCAGCAGAATTGCAGCGGCGCAAACAAGCCGAATTGCAAAATCAGGAATATCAGCGTCTGATGGAACAAAACGCCAAGAACATGACGCTGGATGACTACATTGACCCGTCTTATCGTTTGAATGATTTTGATAAAACACGCGCGCAAGAGATAATCGACGCATTTTACGAAAAATATCCCAAGGACGGAAAGTGGTATAATGGCGATTATAGCCCAAACACTCGCAAGGCAATGTACAATGACCCTGATATGCAAAAGATCGTAATACTTGAAAATAAATTGAACCCTGTCGCCAGTCTTGTATATGGCGCCAAGAACGCATTGCCTATCGACCCATTTGGAAAAACATATGAAAATGCGGTGGAAAAACTTTATGATGCAGTAGGTGCAGACCAAAGTGCCTATGATACGCTCCACAATACAATGGAAGGGACAAGAAGCGCATCTTCCAATGCACAAACGCAGAACCCTGTTGCATATCTTGGCGGGTATATGGGTACAAACATTGGTTTGTATAAGGGCGGAAAAGATATCATGCTTGGGTTGCCGGGTATAGGGAAAGGCTTAAAAGCGGCAGGCGGAGCAATCAGCAATGCGGCTTCCAAAGTTCCGGTGGTTGGTTCCACTCTTGGACGTGTACTTACGGCCGACCGGGTTGCTGGCTTTTTAGGTGACAGTGCACTGGACTTGGCTCTTGATACAATTCCGAATGAAGTTGTAACAGGGTTTGAAGAAGGTGAAGGCGCCGCCCAAATTGCAAAAGATGCAGCGGGCAATATGGCGCAAAACGCTTTGTTCAATGTTGCGGGCGAAGTTGTTCCGGCCACAATCAAGGGAACGTCAAACCTTATTACACGCGGCCAAATGAATCGGATTGCCGATGCGTTAGATGATGGGGCGAAGCTGACAGCGGAACAAATTTCCGAATACAACAGGCTAGCGGCAAAAGTTGGTGAAATTGGTTCGGAAGATTGGCTGAACGTTAATATGGCAAAATATGCGGATGAGATGCCCGTGAAGAACGCCGCACAGCCGATTGCAACAGGCACAGAAGCGTCCGTTCCGTCCATGGCAGACATGTTTCCTTTAAGCAACAAAACGCCCGTACAGAGCGAAACGGACGCGCTGGTGAATGCGTTCTACAATAATACACTTACCAACGCACAGATCGAGACTTTGAAGCCCGGCGGCAAAAACAGAGCGGCCTTTGAGGCGGCGACAGGATTGCCCTTGCCCGAGACGGCAAGCAAGACACGGGCGTTGCTGAAACTTGGCGCAGAAGAAAGCATTGACGGTACTTTGAAAACAGAATATAATGGGGTTAATAGAGGTGTACAAAATGGAACAGCAAATCCAGCAAGCGCTTCAGTTGCTTCAGGAGAAGGGATACCGCTTGAGCGGCAGGGATTTGGAAGTGATTCCAATGTTGCTTCGGGAAGGCAGTACACTGGAGGAAATCGAGGAACAGTATCTGTTCTAAATAATAACGTTAATGGAGGTGTCCAGAATGAGCCAGCAGGAGCAGAAAGAGTTTCAGGAGTATTTGAAAACACTATGCCCGTGGGACCGGGAATGGGCTCTGGACATGGCCAGCCGGGGGAACTCGCTGGAGGAAATCAAGTACTATATCGAGTTCTAAACAACGACCGAACAACTTCTGACGCACTGACGCGCGTTGGCAGCGCGTATACAGATTTGCATGATACGACCGCACAACCGCAGGTGTTTACTGCGGCGCTTGATGATGCCATAAAAGCAAATAAACACGGCCTCATGGTCAGCTCCAAAACCCCGCAGGCATTGGCTGACAGTGGGGCCGTTACCTTTATGACGAACGACGGGCTTGCGGGGGCGGCTGTGACTGCCGACGGCGATATAGAGGCTGTTTTTAAAAATCCAGCAAGCCAGATAAAAAGGGCTAGCGCTCCGCTGATGTTGAATGCAATCGAAAATGGCGGAAGAAAACTGGATTGCTATGGCATTGATTTGGTACAGAATTACAATAAATTTGGTTTTGAACCCGTGGCACGTGTTGCATGGAATCCCGAATATGCGCCGGATGGCTGGACATACGGCCCGAAGGACGTATATGTAATGAAGCTTGCTGATGGTTTGGATGCGGACGGCGTAAAGGCACGACTTGGTTTTTCTGAATCGGACGGCGGATTCCACAAATGGACGCAACCCGAGCTTGACGCATTGCCTGAGATGGACTATGATGCGGCGCTGGCCTACCGTGACAGCCTGTTTGAACAGAGTGCAAAACCTGTGGCTGAACGCGTAGACGGTGCGGCATCCTCTGTAAGCGCAAGGGTTCAACCCAATGCTAGGGCACAAACACAGAACGCACCTGAAATCCCGTCAGGCATGAAAGAGCGCGGTTTTGCCGAGAGCCTGCGGACCAAAAGCGACCTGCCCACCGAAGTGAAGCAGGAGTTCATAGACAACCCGGAATTGTACAAGTCGCTCTCCAATGAAACGACTGTGGCGCGCGCAGAAGAAATATTCGCACGCGGTGAAACAGAGGCAAGGAACGCTTTCAGCGATATGCTGAAAACCGCAGATCCGGCGGCGGTTCCGCTCGGAAAGATGATTGCTGATGACCTTATCGCCAAGGGAGACCGGGCCGGAGCGGTGAATGTTCTGCGGGATATGTCTGCTGCGCTTACCCGCAGCGGCCAGTTTTCGCAGGCGGCGGTGATCGCGCTGACAAAGGCGGACCCCATGACCGCGTTGCAGTATATCCAGCGGCAGGTAGACACGATGAACGCTGCCGGTGCAAAGAAGTTTGGCAGGAAGTGGAACGACTTTGAACTGACGGATGCGGAGATAGACGCATTCAAGAACATTGCCCCCGGCGACACGCAGGCGGTGGAAACCGCAATGGAGAATGTCGGCAAGCGTATCAGTAAGGAATATCCCGCTACGGTATATGAAAAGTTGCTGGAACTGCGCCGTATTGGGATGCTGTTGAATCCGCGCACAATGGTGCGAAATACATTGGCGAACGCCGCGATGATGCCTGTACAGGGAGCCTCCGGGAAAGTATCCGCGCTGATTCAGGACATCACTCATCGGATAAACCCTGATTTTACACCCACGCAGGCGCTGCATGTATCCAAGGAAAGCAAAACACTGGCATCTCAGGTTGCCGACAATATGCGGAGTGTGCTTTCGGGTGATACAAAATATTATGAATTTCAGGGACAGGGTGCGGGTGCAAAAGGGCAAAACGCATTGAACGACCTGAACCAATACGCTCGGGACAAAACAATATTCAAGGGGGAAATTAAAAGCGATTGGCTTTCGCAGCTCGTAGACAAAACAGCATATGAGCTGAACAAAGTATCTCAAAAAACGGCGCAACAGGACTTGTTTTCCGGCATGACGAGCGAAAAGGGAATACTGGAAAATACACGGCAGCTTACTTATGGTTTGCTTGAGCTTGGCGACGCGGGTTTTGTGGACAAGTTTTTCAGAGACCGCCTTGCAAGCTACATTGAAGCACGTGGGATAAAAAGCGTGAACGACGTCCCCCCGGAGGCCATTACAACAGCGCTGGATGAAGCAATGAAGGCAACGTTTAAAGATGACAATGCGTTGACGGAAATGCTTTCGTCTATAAAACGTTCAACAAACCGCGTGGGCGGGATGGGGAACTTTTTGCTTACGTTTACAAAAACCCCGGCCAACATTGCAATGCGCATTGCGGATTACAGCCCTGCAGGATTGGCATCTGCTGCTGTAAAACGCGTGAAAGGCCAGACGGATGCCGCGCAGTTCATTGACGACATTTCAAAGGGGATTACCGGAACAGGGCTGATGGTGTTAGGCGCGCAGCTTTTTAAGGCTGGGATTCTTACAGGGCCTGAAAGCGACGATAAGGACGAGGCCGCATTTATGCGGACGCAGGGGTTTAAGCCGAATGCTGTGCATGTTGGAGATAAATATTATACGATAGATTGGGCACAGCCCGCAGCCAGCGGCCTGATGATGGGGGCGGCGATTATGGCCGAACTGGAGAAAAACCCCGACGCCAGCTTTGCCGACGCTTCGGTTGCGGCCGGAAAAACTGCACTGAATACTTGGATAGAAGCATCGCCTGTTAAATCCATCGAAGATTTGTTTTCGAGCTATGAGGGGCTGCCCGGCGGTGTTTCGGAACTGGTGCAGGAAATTCCAGGAAGTTTTATTCCATCTACAGTTGGGGCAACGGCGCGCACTGTGGACCCCGTACAGCGCCAAACATACAGCAAAGGAGACTGGCTCGGCACTCTGTTTGGAGGAATGCAGGCAAAAATTCCCGGCGCATCAAAATCTCTACCTGCGGCATATGACACTTGGGGCAGACCGATCACGCGGCAGAACAGCACAGGTGAAGCGGCGTTTGCACAATTCGTAAGCCCCGGAACGTTGGGGAATGCAAACGAATCTCCTATCGACAATGTGATTCTGGAGCTGTTTCAGGATACCGGGAATAACAAGGTATTTCCCCGCAAAGCCGGATGGAGTGTTACGGTAGACGGCGAAAGCAAAAGCCTTACCAACAGGGAATACAGCGACTATCAACGGGAAATGGGGCAGATGTCCTATAATATTGCTGAATATCTGGTGCCCAAGTTTGATAACTTGACGGATGAGCAAAAAGTATCGGTACTGGATAATGCGTATTCTATGGCAAAGGATGTTGCTGAAAATGAGTTGTTCGGCGCGGATTTAAGCAGGACCACGGAAAAACGTATGGAAGAGGCAAGCGCGCTGGATGGAACCCAGTATGCAAACTGGGCAGAAATCCTGTTTGCGCATGCAATTATCAAGGATGTGACCGGGGATAAAGTCCCCGGTACGGACAGGACTATAAGCGGCAGCGCGAAGAAAAATAAAATTGCCGCCCTCGTAGATGCCGGATACAGCCAGTATCAGGCGATGCAGTTGTATGACCTGTTGAACGGATGAACAAAGCCCCCGGTTCAGGATTTCTCCTGGCCGGGGGCCTTGTTGTTTTCCCTAAAAGTACCGCCCCGTCCGTGGATAGCGGATAGAGGCGGTGAAATATGGAACGCTGCTCACATCTATCTGTGGGAAAAGATAGACAAACAGCGTTTCATATAGGCAGATTTGAATGGGATTGAAATGCAAAAGATTTTACTAATCTTTTCCACGTCCCTCATTGATAAGAAGAACACCGCACACTGCAGTAAAAAAGTATCCAATCACAAAATCACTGAATCCATCTCGAATCCAATTGACTATAGTGCAATACACAAAATAAACGAGAATTACAACTCCGACAACAATTGTGCCCCATTTGTATCCCTTTGAATTTTCTAAGCAGATTTTATCCGAAACAGTATGAGCCTGCAATGCTCCGAATGCCCCCATACCGGTTGACATATATAGAATAGGCGTGGATGGCCAACTTAGCAGCTTCGCAACCCATTCGATGGAAAACAAAAACCCGAAAATCACACCTATGAACATATAGGCAAGCCAGCCTACCACCAACCCGCAAATACAACCCAAAATATTTCTAACAATGATGGTACTTATGGGTTTTTCCATAACAAGGCTCCCTTTCTCACAAATCACTAAAAAAGAGATATCAAAAATATATCACAACGATATATTAAGTATATCACATCGGTATACTAAGCACAAGAGAAAATGGAGGGACAGCTTGTGAATAATACCGATATGAAATTTTTAGTGCGCGCGAACAAAGAAATCATAGCGAAAGTGGATTACATTGCCCAATATCACGGGATAAGCAGGAACGCGGAGGTGAATCTTGCGCTGCGCAAACTCATTGTTGATTTTGAAAAAGAAGTGGAGCCGATTCAGTTGGATTCCTCTGATGCATCTTCTAAGTAAAAAGCAAAGGCACCAAGAAACTCTCCAGCAGGAGGCGGCTCTGGTAGGGAATGATTCATAATTCTTTCTAACAAATCCCGGTTCCCGCGTTGCCAGATCAAGCGGATTGCTTTTCTTATAGAAGCTTCGGGACAATCCCATTCAACGCACCTTTTGGCTGCTGTTGGAATATAGATTTCTTTTATCATAGCAGTCAATGCCGATTTGTTTTTTAAGACCAGTTCGATGGCTGTTAACAAGTCCCAATATCCAATCAATTTGGGCGATAGTCCTAGCCGATTTAGTTCTTTTTGCGGGTCTTTGATTAAAATCAACCCCCTGAAAGAATGTACTGGTATATTATCTCTTTCAGGTAAAAAATTACTATTTTCGATTGAAATAGATTGATTACGAACGATTTCGAGCAAATTCGTCGATTTCACTACGCAACATCCTTCTATCTTGGACATTGTGACAAAATTTAGCTATTGCCACTCTATTGACACAAAATGTCCGATATTTGGCTTATTTGCGTGGTTTTTTCAGCCCCTGCTAAGGGCGTAGGTCGGGAAACCGGCGCGAGGGTTCAAATCCCTCCTTCTCCGCCATAAAACCGCATTGTAAAGCCATTTTTGGGCTTTCGGTGCGGTTTTATTTTTATCTATTTTTACCCTCAATATCCCATTAAAATTTTGCTATTGCCACGCTTATTGCCATGCGTGTATTATAGTGATTCGGAAAGATTTGTCAATAGCTGGATGATGAAATCGCCTTGGATTCGCTACTTTTTGTCTTTTTTTTCTTTCTTAACTTATTTACTGCTTTTACTTTTTCATCTACGGATATATGGGTATATCGAAGAGTTGTGTTGTATGAAGTGTGCCCCATGATTTCTTTTATGATGGCGGGGGCTACTTTTTTTTCGGCAAGGGCGGTCGCGGTTGTATGACGGCAGCAATATGCATCCAAGGGGCGTATCCCTGTGCGCTGTATGAACTCAGCCCACATTTCGTAAAAATCTTCTATCCGCATGTCGATGATTCCGCCTTTTTTGGATAGGCTGATTTGCTTTTTTATTACGGGAATGATGCAATCAGCCAATGGAATCACTCGATTTATACCCGCCTCCGTTTTAATTCCCCCAATCATGTATTTTTTATCGAGGAAAATGTCTTTTACCCGTTGTGCAAATAACTCGCCTGTCCGCATGCTGGTATAGATCATTGCCAAAGCGTATCCCGCAAAATTATTTCCGTTTTCGTAGTCTTTCCATATCTTTGCTACCTCCTCTGATGTAAATGCGTCGCGTTTGGATTTGGGCGTTTGAGGCAATTCGATATATTGAGCTAAGTTTTTGTTTGGAGGAAGTATTTCTTCTCTTTCTGCAATTTTGTACATATGGGATAAAAGCGTTTTAATATCACGCTTTGGGTAATATGCACCCGGTGCGCCGTCAACAATTTCTTGCATTTCGAGGAATGTAAGCGTTTGAATATCCCGGTGCTGTAACTCCTCGAGGCGGCCCCATGCAGTGAGATAATGAGATTTTTTGTCTTCCGACATTCCTTTATATTTTTTTGTTTCTTTCCAAAGGTTATAAAGGTCGCGCAGAATAGGCGACTTTTCCGAGACAGTGTATTTCCCGTTTTTCAAAATGGGCAAATAGTCCAGAGCGTCTTTTTTTCGGAGAAACCCATCTTTTGTGCGCCGTATATTGGCGCCATTGGCCATGACACGCACTTCAGCTCTCCACTTTTTATTAGGGAGCTGGTACACTGTGCCAGAACCGTTGCCGCGCTGTTTTCCTTTCTTTTGCTGCATGGTTTGTTTCTTTCCGCACCAATTGCAGAACATACTTTCATTGGGAATTTCTTTGCCGCATTTTTTACATAACATAAAAACACCTCCGGGCGCACTTTACAAAGCCTGCCCAAAGGTGGTACAATCACATTGTCGGACGGATTGCCCATTGGGTAAGCTGTTCTATATAAACGCTTCGGTGTTGGTAGCACCGGGGCGTTTTTTATTTTGATAAAATTTCTTTCCAGCTTTCAGGGAAACCAATACAGGAGAGCGAAACGCAATCCGAGTATGCATCCAAAATTCGTTCCAGTTCGAGAAGAACATAGCCATTCCACTCTGCTGCGTCTGAGTACATAAAAGACATTACACAAATCTGGTCAAATACCATCCCCGTAGGAGTACATGCGAGAGGGTGGTGTTTGCAATGCGCTGGAGTTCGGCCATAATTAAAATTATAGATACGCATATAGTGAGCCAAGTGATTTCTAGTGAAAGTAAGGTTTTCTATCCAGCTTGCTAATTGTACCGGTCCCGTGTTATACGAACGAGCAATATCTTTTTTGTATTTTGTTCCCAGATTATCGTAAACCGCGTGAAGATTTCCCATCGTGAACAAATCAACCGCCACCCACATTGGCAAAAATCCATCATAATTATCTATGTGGTGTTTTACAAAAGGCAACGCTTTATTATTTTCAACAGATTTATAAAAGTGTTCAAGAAATCTAATGTACGGTTCATAAGCTTTATAAATTGTCGGTTTTAGGTAAATAAGAGGGTCTCCGGGGAATTGACTTGTAATCGTATACGACAATCGTGTCTTTAATGTTTCTTCAACATCCTCCAGCGCATACATCAATATACGCGTAAACTTTCGATCGAAGTCATAAATGCTCTTGAGGATATCCCAAGAGAGATTATCAATATACGAATCACTTTTTGGCTGTTTAAAATCATGCAAATAGCCGGACAGTCTGTAGTAGTTAATATTGAAAAGGGCACTTTCAACTTTTTCTCTTTCCGAAATTAAAAGCCCACGCTGGGTTAATTTTTCCACTTGTTCATGCAAAGAGATTTTTTTTTTTACCTCTTTATTGTTTACCCCCAAAAAAAAACCCGCCCCCGCCATGGTACGCTGCCTTTCGGCTCGCGTGGCGGGGTCTGTATCATATACACATTATATGCCCGCCGCGTCGATAAATCAACTGGTGTTTTTTCCCATTTGTACCGTTCCAATTCGCTTCATACTATATGTTGTGGTTTTTACTATTCTGTGGTATTTTTTATTGCCTGCGCACTTCGTTCAGATACATCTCTGCGACCTCGCGGCGGACGCCAATGCGTGTTGCAAGGTCGTCCATTGTTTCGCCTTCAAACAGAACATCATCCGGCCAAGGGGCTAAAAGACACGTAGCAAACAGGTCGGCTTCATCTTCGTAGCGTGACGTCTTGAGCAAGGTACAGCGGTCAAGAAAAATGCGGTTCGTGCCCTTATGTAAAAGATGGTGCCCCAGCTCGTGGGCAAGCACAAAAGTCCTGGTGCGCTCGTCAAGGTTGGAATCGACAAACACGATCGTGTTGCCTTCTATTCTTTTATAGATACCCCGAATACCGATCATCGGTAAAAAGAAAAGTTTCACGCCCTGCGATTCTAAGATGTTTTTTGGGTTATTATCACCGTACTTACGAATGACAGCACGGGCGCGATTCAACATCTGCATGTGCCATCCTCCTCCTGCACACTCAGTCTTTTTTCTTTTTATTCTTATACGGATTATACTTTTCGCGGTTCACCTTACGGGCATATTCAAGGCCCATTGCAAGAGCATTGCGGATGCTCTCTTTTGCCTCTTCGCTCGCAGGATCGCCGTCAAACATCAGATCGCCGCTTTCTTCAAGCTCATCCATCATCTTTTCCAATTTTCGCGCTATATCTTTCTGCTCTTTGATACTAAGCCCGTTCCGGCTCTCCGGGGCGGGCTTTTCTTTGTTGCCTAAAAGATAGTCGACGGAGACACCGAAGTAGGCGGCAATTTTGGAGAGCGTGGCAGAAGATAGAGTTTTTGAACGCCCCATTTTTAATTCTGTTAAAGGGGCACGGCTAATCTTTGCTGCTTTGCACATGGCCGTAATATTTGTTCCCTTTTCTTTGCAGAGACTTTCTATAAGATTGTACAATTCGCTCATAACTAGGCGCTCCTTTTGTTTAAAACGCTAAATTACCGCGAAAAGTAAAAACTTGCTTGATTTTTACCAAACAAAGTAATATACTAAGCACAGAGGTTACCGAGAAAAGTAATTTAGCATTGGATGACATCTTTACTATATTACTATTCCAAGTAATTGTCAAGCGAAGAAAGGAGGCGTTTTACTGAATGGCAAAAGTTTGTGATTTCGGCAAAGAAATCAAAAAGCGACTTGTGGATATTAACCAAACGCAAGAATGGCTAATCACTGAAGTCTCACAAGACACTGGAAAATATTTTGACGGTGGATACCTTCAGCGCATTTTGCGAGGTGAAATTTCCACGCCGGGAATAGTTGCAAGCATCTGCAAAATTTTGGAAATCCCAGCACCAACAGAATAACACATTATATGTCCCATAAACCGGACGAAAAGAAGAGGTGAAAGAGATGATAATGAACGTAAAATTCGACAATGAAGAAATCATGAATTTGCTTCAACAGGCAAAAGAACAGATTGACGCATTGCGAACGACAACGATGCGGTTAAACGCGGTACTTGGCATAGCTGTAGAAAAAGAGGCGGCGGCGTGGGGCGGCGCGGGCGGGCGGCGCGGGTATTCACTGTTGTGGAA